GCCCTTAGCGAACTGGCTGGAGCTGAGGAGTATCAGCAGCGTCAGGTGCCAAGCGAAGCGCTGTTGCTCACGATCGGTTGCGACGTGCAGGACGATCGGCTGTCACTGAGCGTGTGGGGCTGGGGCCGCGAAGAGGAGGGCTGGCTGATTGATCGGGTGAAGATTTATGGCGACCCGAGCAGGCCAGATGTGTGGAAGCAGTTGGATGAGATCCTGCAGGCGCCATATGAAGGCGATGGCGATCGGAAGCTGACGCCGATAGTGACGGCGATCGACTCTGGCGGCCACCACACGATGGAGGTGTATCAGTATTCGCGAGAGCGTCGTGCCATGGGCGTGATTGCGATCAAGGGCATGGCGCAGAAGAACAAGCCACCAATTGGTAAGGCGAGCAAGGTCGACCTAAACGCGAAGGGCAAGACGCTGAAGAAAGGTGCTCAGGTGTTTCCAGTTGGTTCAGACACCGTGAAGTCACTGTTATTTGGACGGTTAAAGCACAACGATCCAGGTGCTGGGTATTTGCATTTCTATCCGACGGTCGGCGCGGATTACTTCCAAGAGCTGACGGCGGAGAAGCAGATCATGCGTTTCAGGAATGGCTTTCCAGAGCGCGTGTGGGTGAAGAAAAGCAGCGCTAGAAACGAAGCGTTGGACGAATTGGTGTATGCGTATGCGGCATTGAACCGTGTGTATCAGATCAAGGATCGCAGAACGCTGTGGGACCAGATGGAGAAGAATCCAGAAAGCCCGGCCAAGGGAGCCAAGAAGGCTGCAGTTCAGCTGACCTCGGGTCGCAGCTTCATCAAGCAGTGGTAGCATTCTCCTGTTGGCGCCGCCAAGCATGGTATCGCGAGGCATGGCTAGGCCAGGTTAGGCGCGATGAGGCGAGGCCGGGTCAGGCAAGGCATGGACCCCGCTTCGGCGGGGTATTTACTTTTCGCTGCGTATTGCGGCCTCGATTAGATATGCCGCATAGTTGCTAACCGTGCGCTGCTGCTCGTCTGCCTGCCTTTTCAGGGTCTCAGCAACCTGAGGTGGGAGAACGACTTGAATCCTTTTGCCTTGCGCCATGCCTCATTGGTAGTATGATCTGAGTAACGCGGTGGCAATTCAGCCGCTGCGTCGCTCACATCGTATAGACAATGGAGGACTATTACAAGTCTGCTGCTTGGCGCGACAGGCGTCGCCAGAGGCTTGAGCACGACAAACACACCTGCCAAGGGTGCGGAATTACCGCTGATCACCTTGATGAACTTGGATGGCCTGCTCTTCAGGTTCATCACAAGAATGCCGGACCGCCTGACTATCGTTATCCGTCTTTTGGCTTCGAGCAATTGTCAGACTTGTTGACACTATGCTCCCCGTGCCACGACGGCATTACCAATTCAGTAAGGCACCAGCGATTCAAGTTAGACCCAAAAAAGCGAGTGAAGCACGAACCCTTGCAGCCCCCTTCGCTCCAAATTCCATCAAGGTCAAAAAGACATGACATCACTCACGACTGTTCAGATCAAAATTTCGGGCGAGAGCCCATTGCTGTGCCACAACGGTCAAACAGCAGATCCGCGAAATACTTACGCGAAGGCAATGAAAGCCGTCAGCAGTAAGCGCAAGAAGACTGACGCTGATTTTGATGAGCTAGCTCGGCTCGAATGGCTTGCTGGCCTTTATCGCTTTCGCGACGAGCTTGTAATCCCAGACTACGTTCTGGAATCGTGCTTTGTGAATGGAGCCAAAAAGTCCAAGCGAGGCCCTCAGGCCAAGTGTGGACTTTTCTTCACGCAACATGCTGTCTTGGATTTTGATGGCAAGCCTGAGCACATCAATGACGAGTCGTTGGCAGAAATGTTCGAGAGCGGAGAGTTCGTTCACACAATTGGCGTCAAGGTGGGCATGGCCAAGGTCATGCGCACAAGGCCCATGTTCAGGAATTGGCGCCTTGTCGCGACCGCTCAGTTTGACCCTGATGTGATGAACCTGCGGGACATCGAGGAGATCGCCGTTGATGCTGGCAAGCTTGTAGGCATTGGCGATTGGCGCCCCAAGCATGGTCGTTTTGCCGCTGAGGTGGTTTTGGCGACTCAGGCTCTTGATCGAATGCTTGCGCAGGTTGGTTGATTGGCTGGCATCCGCTTTGGCGGTGTAAGTCCAGATGTGGCGTGGCAGGACTGGTTAGGGTTCGGCCGGACAGGATAGGGCTCTGTGTGTTGTGGCGGGGCAGGGCGGGGCCTACTCCGGCGCGGTCGGGTCTTGTATGCGCTGATGATCTCAGCACTGAGGGCTTCGGCCCTCTCTGCTGGGTTCTTGAATCCAGTTGAGGTTTGGCGAGTTCCGGTGGGGCATGGCTTTGGCAAGTTTAGGTCTGATGAGGCCCGGTGATTCAGCGCCTTGTTCCGGCAAGGCGCTATCGCAATGTCGCGCTACACTGATTGCAAGCGTGATTTTTTACTGCAGGTGAACATTCCCCAGACAATTCAAGCGGGGACGACAGCGGTTTGGGTCGATGACTCAACTGTCGATGTTTTTGGTAATCCTGTTGATAATTTAACCCATAGCCTTACTTACTATCTTCGAGCGAATACAGCAGGGGAAGGGGTGACGGCAAATGGTGTCGCCTACAACAGCGGCTGGCAGACCACTCTTGCTGTCAGCACGACCACTTCTATGGATGCTGGCACTTGGTACTTCCAAGCTGTCGCAACGAATCTATCTGATTCCACTGTTATTGAGCTGGGTCGTGGCTCGTTCACGGTCGATCCGGCTCTTTCCTACAGCGGTACGCCTGGCGCTTATGACGGTCGTTCGCAGATTCAAAAGGATCTCGATGCTGTCCAGGCTGCCATTAGGACGATCATCGGCGGCGGCGCCGTTTCTGAGTACCGCATCGGCAACCGAAACCTAAAGCGGTTTGACTTGACTGAGCTGATGGAGCTTGAGTCTAGACTCAAGGCTCAGCTTGCTCGCGAGAAGAAAGCTGAAATGATTGCCAACAACCTAGGCAATCCGCATTCGTTATTCGTTCGCTTTAACCAAGGCTGATGGGATTCCGCACAAGACTGCTACGGCGATTTGGGCTACAGCCAATTCCACGCGATCAGCCACGTCGTCGGCGTCGCGCTTATGCCGGTGCATTGATTTCACGCTTGACGAATGACTGGATGTCATCACAGGCAAGTGCTGATGCAGAGATTCGGACCAGTTTGCGGAAGCTGCGTGATCGCAGCCGCGAGATGGTGCGGAATAATCCGTACGCCAAGCAAGCGAAGCGGACGACGCAGATCAATGTTGTTGGCTCGGGTATCAAGCTGCAGTCTCAGGTGCAGCAAATTCGGAGCCGGAAGCCGAATGAGCAGGTCAATCGGCTGATCGAGCAGAAGTGGAGCATGTGGTGCCGTGCGCAGCATTGCGATGTTGCTGGTCGGCATAGTTTCCACATGATGGAGTGGTTGGCTGTCGGTGCATTGCCGGAATCTGGCGAGGCGCTATTCAGGATTATCCGCCGTCCGTTTGGTGGCAGCCGGGTGCCGTTGGCGCTTGAGATGCTTGAGGCTGATGTGTTGGATGAGGAGTATCAGGGTCCGACGCTCGCAAAGGGAAACGAGTGGCGGATGGGCGTGGAGATCAACGAATGGGGCCGCCCGGTGCGATACGCATTCCTGACGCGACATCCAGGTGACTACTGGTTCCAGAACGTGCAGGAGAAAGGCGGCAAGCATGTGTTCTTGCCTGCTGAGGATGTAATTCATTTGTTTATCCCTGAGCGTCCGCAGCAACATCGCGGTGTGCCGTGGTTCCATCCGGTGATGGCAGACGCGCATCAGCTTCAGGGTTATGAGGAAGCTGCGGTGGTCCGTGCGCGTGCGGGCGCATCGATCATGGGATTTGTCACTTCACCCGAAGGCGAGCTTGACGGTGATGATGTTGATGAGCAGCGCCGGATTTCGGAGTTCGAGCCGGGGATGTTCAAGTATTTGGAGCCAGGTCAGAACGTAACGGTGCCGGACATCAATTCACCGGACCAGCAATTTGAGATGTTTGTGCGCAATAAGGTGCGCAGGTTTGCGAGCGGTTTTGGCTGTAGCTATGAGACCCTGAGTCGTGATTTTTCGGAAACCAATTACAGCAGCTCACGGCTAAGCCTGCTTGAGGATCGTGAGCATTGGAAGGTAGTGCAGTCGTACATGATCGAGCATTTCCACATGCGGGTGTTCCGCGAGTGGTTGAATTTGGCGGTGCTGGCAGGGGAGCTGCCGTTTGATGACTATGACGCACGCCCTGAGCGGTATGACACGCCAAGGTGGATGGCTCGCGGCTGGGATTGGGTGGATCCGCTGAAGGAAGCGAAGGCTTACCGCGAGATGGAGCAAGCGGGATACATGACAAAATCGCAAATCGTTGCGAAACTAGGCGGAGACTTCTATGACAACTTGACTGAGTTGGCAAGGGAGCAACAAGCAGCGGTTGACCTTAGTGTTGAGCTTGATCGCGACATCATCGAACCAACCCAGGAGGTTATTGAGTAATGCCTGCTATGCCGACTGAGGGTATGCGCGAGGAAGCTCGCCGTTACCGTGCATGGAAAGAGGAAGGATATGACGGCGGCACTGAGGTTGCTGCTCGTCGTGCAAGTCAGATTCTGAGCGGCGATGAGCTAAGCGATGAGACGATTGTGACGATGAGCGCATGGTTTGCGCGTCATGAGGTGGATAAGCAGGCGGAAGGGTTCAAGGTTGGCGAAGATGGCTATCCTTCACCCGGTCGTGTTGCATGGGCTGCCTGGGGTGGCGATGCAGGTAAAAGCTGGTCTGATGGTTTGGTCGAAAAAATGGATCGTGCAATGGTGATCGGCGATAGTAATCGCCCGTATCCGAACGAGCACGCTGCTCGTTTGCGTGATCCTGATCAATATGACAGCTTCCGTCGCCGGAATGATGCTGGCGGTAATGGCGTGGACTTCATCTTTGGAATCAAGGAGGGTGAAGATGGTGCCGAGTTGCAAGCGATTCGATTCCGGCTGTCTGAGTTCACCGCTGCCGAGGCTCGTGCCTGGCTGGACGAACGCGAGTATGAAGTGATGGAGTTTGAAGAGGCTACGGGTGATCGCGCCAAGCCTGATGAACTGAAAGAAGGCGATTTCGTGAGCTGGAATAGCTCCGGTGGTCGTGCTCGCGGTCGAATTGAGCACATCATGCGCGAAGGGACTCTTGGAGTGCCCGACTCAGAATTCAGCATCAATGCAACCGCAGAAGACCCTGCAGCGTTGATTCGTATTTATCGCCCTGGTGATGATGGCTGGGAGGCCACTGAAACGATGGTGGGACATCGATTCAGTACACTGACAAAGATCGAAGCACTACGCGAAATGGAAGGAGTGAATGTTCGCGACCTTGAGGGCGCGAGATTTAAGCGTGTTGAAACAACAAGTTTCAACATGCTGGATGAGCGGACGATTGAGTTTCCGTTCAGTTCCGAATATCCCGTGGCTCGTTATTTCGGAAACGAGATTTTGAGTCACGAGATGGAAGCCGCCAATCTTGAGCGGCTGAATGACGGCGCACCGCTGTTGTTCAACCACGATCCAGATCGCATTATCGGCGTTGTCGAGCGTGCGTGGATCGATGGTGAAAAGAAACGCGGTTACGTCAATGTGCGCTTTTCGCGCAACAAGCAAGCACAAGAAGTGCTTGCAGATGTACGCGACGGAATTCTTCGTGGCGTTTCATTCGGGTACTCCATCGATAAGATGGAGGAACGCGAAAATGACTTCGTAGCGACCCAGTGGTCGCCTTTCGAGGTCAGTGTGGTCAGCATTCCGGCTGATCCCACTGTCGGTGTCGGTCGTTCATTGGACGATACCGAAACCGAGCAAGCGGCCCCGGCCGCATCTCCTGCAAACCCTGTGACTGAACCTGTCATGGATAACACTCCCGACCTGGAGGTGATCCGGTCCGAGGCCGTCGAGGCCGAGCGCAACCGTATCGCCGCCATCAACAAACTGGGTGAGCGTCATAAGCTCCCCGAACTGGCACGTGAACTGATCGACGGCGGCAAGTCTGTTGATGAAGCTCGTGCTGCTGTCCTCGAAAAAATCGGCACCCAACCTGTGGAACACCGCATCGACGCCAACGATCTTGGCCTCTCCGAAAAGGAGACCCGTCAATTCAGCTTCGTCAAAGCTCTGAACTTCCTGGCCAACCAGGGTGACGCTCAGGCTCGTCGTGAAGCTGAGTTTGAAATTGAAGTCGGCAAAGCTGCTGCTGACAAGTACGAGCGTTCTTCTAACGGCATTGTGGTGCCGAACGAAGTGCTGCGTCGTGATTTGGTTGTCGGCACTCCTTCTGCCGGTGGCAACCTTGTCGATGACGAGCTGCTTGCTGGCTCCTTCATCGAACTGCTGCGTAATCGCCTCGCCTTCGCTCAAGCTGGTGTGACCATGCTGAGCGGCCTGCAGGGCAACATCAGCATCCCCCGTCAGTCTTCCGCATCCACCGCTTACTGGGTGGGCGAGAACGCTGCTCCTACCGAGAGCCAGCAGGCTGTTGATCAAGTCAACATGACCCCCAAGACCGTGGGTGCTTATGTGGACTACAGCCGTCGTCTTCTGCTCCAGAGCAGCATCGACGTTGAGGGCATGGTTCGCAACGATCTCGCTCGTGTGATCGCACTGGAAATCGACCGCGCTGCTATCTACGGCACCGGTTCCAGCAACCAGCCTCTGGGCCTGACCAACACCACCGGCATTGGCAGCCAGACCATCACCACCTACGGCACCTTCGAGGAGTACATCGGCATGGAGACCGATGTTGCTTCTGCTAACGCCGATGCTGGCAGCCTGCGTTACATCATCAACGCTACTGCACGTGGCGCCCTGAAGTCCACCGAGAAGGCTACGAACACCGCTCAGTTCGTGTTCATGGACAACGAGATCAACGGCTATCCCGCGATCGTGTCCAACCAGCTCTCTAACAACGATGCGCCG